GGGCGGACAAACAGATACTGTCTATATCATGATGATCTTGTATGTGATGAGTATGCTCTACGATTTTATTTTCCATACACTATATATCATAAAAAAAGGACCCGAAGGTCCTTTTTATCAATTGAATTTGTTATCCAATACGCCAAATAGCACCGTCTGAGTAAACCGGAACCATGTTTGATCCGCCGCTGGTGTATGCTGTTGCAAATGTAGCCACGGTGGCATCGGATACAAATGCTCTTGCGCCGCGACCACTGCTAGTCGCACTTGGAATTGCTGTACCAGCCGCAGAGTATAATGTAGTTGCAAGTATAGGAGCATTAAATATACCGTATTGGTCAAGGGTTGCCCGTACCACTGTTGCATCTCCATCTCCTACAGTGAAACCTAATATACCTTGGGATTTCTTATCAGGGTCTGTAAGATCGTTAGTCGGGCCCTTGTATACTGCAAATATACTAGCCACTGTTTGGTAAATACCGCTTGAATTATATCCGGCAAATTTAACACCGCCACAGCCGTCGTCGGCTATCAGCGTGGTAGGAGAGGCAAGGGTTCCTTTTGACGCAAAAAATTCCAAGGCCACGCCTGGTGGTCCATAGACATTCACAGCATTACTGGCGCTTGGATAGATGTTTACTACAGAACTTACAGTTGGAGTACCTAGACTAATTACCTGATTAGTAGTTGTAATGGAATTAGTTGTTAACGTAAGGGTGCTATTACTGATACTGCCGTTGGAGGCAGTGATATTACCTGTGATATTGATAAGTCCAGTGCCTACAATATTTCGACTGTTCAATGTTAGGTTACCGCCTAATGAAGGTGTAAGATCTCCAGAAACTGTTGATAAACCACCTACATTTGTAACAACTGCATTGATTACGTTTGTACTTCCATTATAACTGAATGTAATTCCAGTATTGCCAGCGTTTCCGGCTACTAAAGCCGCACCCGAATCAATCTTCGCTTGAGTTACTGAATAGTATTTGTTTGTTGAACCTTGCGTAACTTGATCTGTTGTTAACACAACTGTTCCAGTAGATCCGTTAACACTTTTAACAGGAGACAATTGAGTTCCGCCATTGGTTACGCCGTCGCCCACATATATGTCTTTAAGATCGGTTGTGTAAATTAATTCTCCCGCTTTAAAGGCAATAGTTTGTCTTTGAGCATCGGTTCCTCGTCTTATTTGTAGCGCCATTGATATCTCCGTATATACTAGTAGGGGCACGGCCCCAAGTTCTTATATACTATTTATTCTCTACAGCAGAAGGCATAGTCAAAAAAATAGGGCCCAAAGGCCCTATTAAAGTGCTACTATATTACATAGTAGGACCGTTTCCACTCTTAAATCCTATTGATCCGCCTTCTGCTTCAATGTTCTTTATGACATCTTCAAACAGAATTGGAGCAAAGTCTGGAGTTTGTTCCACGCATACACAATGATAGCGCACATCGGGCTCATCGCTGTATAGAACTTCTCCAGTTCTAGCATCAACTCCACGGGCTCGTTTCACACGATTTGCGTGAGTGTGTCCGTGAATGTTTGTACCAAAACGACCCATTGAATCCGAATGTAACGGAATATGGCTAAGGATCATGCCATTCATAACGTGATAAGCTCTAAGCTCTCTAAAGTACATACGGTATTCGTCGTCTCTAAAGATATCGTGGTTGCCACGGATTAAAACTTTGTCACCGTTTAAACGGCTCATGATTTTTAACGATTTACGGTTAATAACAACGTCACCTAAATGGTAGACCTTGTCAGTGGGTTTAACACGTTCGTTCCAGGCCTTGACCATTGCTTCGTCCATTTCCTCAGCCGAATCCCATGGGCGAAGTTTTGTGACACCATCGTTACGTGTGAAGCGACAGACGCCGGTGTGTCCGAAATGCGTGTCGCTGACTAAAAATACACTAGGCATCATGCCCTCCTTTCTTGTTTAATTGTATATTATACAACCAAAAGGAGAGTTTGTCAACTGCTCGTTTTGGCTATACTACCCTGCAATATCGTGTTTGAAAAGAAAATTGATCCTTTTCGTATAGTGTATCACTGGCGTGATCACCGTAGCGAATAGTACTGCCTTCAATTTCACGAATAGTTACAACCCTGTCAACTCCATCTGCTTGTGCCCATTCTTGTCCCACAGCAAGTTCTACTAGTGGGTAAATGTAGCCGCACATTAGATTACGACCATTAATGTATTCAACTCTCATTATACTCTCCAAATTTCTTTGAAACCTTCTTCTAGGGACGGTTCTTCCCAATTATCAATCATGCCCTGTACAACTTCCCAAGGAACATCTTTGCCAGGACGACTGGCTAAACGTTCTTTGAGTACATCCAAATCTGGAGTACGGAACACTACAGCAATATGTTCATAATTCAAAGACTCTGGCAATGCATTGAATTTACGAGCACGACTTGCAACAGTAGTGCTGGTCTGATCCCAAACAATGTCCATCTGAAGTGCAGATGCCATATTGACATTCACCATCATCTGCTTGATAGCAGTGGGCATGTATTCTGTAAAAACTTCACTGTATGTTTTTCCTTGATCCTGCGCATATCCTTCAACATGCTGATCTGTAGAAACATACTTGTGACCTTCTTTGTCCTCGCCTAGCCAATCTTGATTGTTGTACCAAGTACTTTTACCTGCGGCAGGCACTCCGATTAATTGATAACACTTGGGCATTAATGCACTGCTTCTTTCACATCCACGTCACATTCAACTACCCAATTCTCAAACTGGGTAAACTTATTTACTTCAACTCCAAGTCCAACTGCTTCGTTCACAAAATGTTTTAACAGCGAATTGTACAGTTCGTCAGGCATTGTGTCTTTGTTAAATCGAATTTTCATAATTAATAAACTTCTTTTACAATTTTAAATTCAGTGGTTGGATACTTTGCTTTGAATTCGTCTGTGTTAACAAAATCGTTGTATTGCTTTGCATTGAAAAACATACGATGAAAAACTGATTTGTGATCCATTGTAGTTACTGTGAGGTAAACCGATTTCGCTTTGCCAGCCATTAGTATCTCCTTGTTTGTATCTATATATTATACAACAAACAAGGAGATGTGTCAACCAATCAAATGTCTCCGTCCTGGCGCATATACTCATCCCCTGCAAGCGGTATGTGCTGTTCAGCCTCATCATAAGTCCAACCCAGATGCTTCATCATGCGATGTTTGACCAACAAGTTTGGACTGCGGAAACGCTCAGTATCACTGAAGCCCATCATGACTCCAACCTCACAAACCGCACCCGATCTGCAAATGCCAGCGTAGCAATGAACAACCACATTCATTCGGTTAGCCAATGCGTGTTGTAGCAAGCGAACCAGCTCTGCGGCCTGCTCATGACTACACTTCATTGCTTCTTCCAGCACAGAATCCTTTTCTTCCACGTCCAAAAACTCAAAGTTGTGACGCTCTTTAAACTGATGCTTGGCTTCAGGACGCCAGCTGGCTGGATCCACAATACTGATCAGCATACTGTTTGGGCCAGCCGCGTGATGAAATCCTGTTGGAATATCAGCGGCCGCTACATTTTCAATCCATGGCATTTTGTTCTTCCTTTATAGGTTGGTCGGGAATGTTGTCTGTATCGCTGTCTTGAGCAAGTACAAAGCCTAATCCTAACAATGTTTTCATTTCAAATTGTGTACAGTTACCACGGAAGATAAAAATTCTACGAGTTAAATCATCCTTGGCATAGTAAATTCTATAGCTTACACGAGGAACATCAAACTTTTCAGCAAGCGTTGACATACTAATCTCATCACTCCACTCTTCGGTTACAGCAGATCTAGTTTGCTCATAGTAAAAATCCTGCATCATACTCGTTCTTTCTTTACACGACCAATACGGCTGGCTTTGTTCCAATCGTAAGCAACACCATCAGGGCACTTACCATCTTCTACTGTATCAACACCGAATCGACCTACAACTTCAAAATCTGGACCTCGAATAGCAACAAACACATCAACCGCTTTGGCAAATGCCATTGCTTCGTTCAATGTGATGAATCGTTCTAGTTCTACATCATTACCTATTACTTTATACATTTTCTCGTTTTCTCTTTCTATACGTTTCGTTATTACAATAAGGCCAAATCACCGGAATTACAGCCTCTTCAATTTCGCTAATTTGTTCAGCGGATAAATGATCCAAATTCCAAACTAATACGGGCAACGTATCAACGTTGACCTTGTGTGTTACTGGAAAGTCCAGCACACCAGGTGCCACACGTTTCTTACCAACTTTAACATAGTGGCTTGGAATCTCTTCCACTCCTTCGATGATGTATTTACATACACCTTGTTTCCAACCTTCTGGGAACTGCCACTTGGGTTCTACTTTTTCAACTGGAGTACTGTACAATGTGGCCAAGTCCACGTCCAACTTGGGACGATGTGTTTGGTGACGATTGATCACTGTATTTGTCGCGGCCTTACCAAAGTAAAAATTTACTTTGGGATAGATGTAATACAAACCTCTGTGGTTGCCCACTTCGCCTCTGTTAATAGCACCTTCAGTAGTTGAGTATGGTTCAACCCACTCATGACCCAACTGCTCAAATACTACACGAATTTTGTCAATCATGCTGTTTGCAATTCTTTCACATGTTTACAATCACCACGAAATGTAAATCCTGGGCAAGTGCAAGTATTATCATCCAAATTGACAATGTATGTTTGACCTTTGCTTCCAACAACTTCTTTGGTGTTGCGTACACTACCGCCTAGGCCTGTAAACGGATTTGTTTTAATTGGCTCAAACTTACGTCCACGCTTGTCAATGCGGATTGGATTTTTAAACCAAAACTCTTCTTCTGTGCCTTTTCTAATGTAGGCCACCATCTTATCTCCATTCAAGAGATAAATGTGGTTAGCTTGTAAGCTACCTTCCCAAACTGTGATTTCTTTTACTGCTTCCATTATTTCACCATCAATCCAACAAGTTCAAAATATTCGGAGTGTGGCACATAGAAATCCGTTCGCGGATCCCAGTACTTGCCTTCTTGGGGATCATAGTAAAGGATACGGCCGTTGAAATAAAATGGGCCTTCCAAACCTTTACGGATTTGGTAACCTTGCATGATATCTTCCGTTTTGCCCAATACACGATAACCCATTTCTGCTCCTTTTTTGCTAGTATTTGTATATTATACAGTCAAAAAGAAGTCCTGTCAACTATGCATCAACAGGACTGATGTTGTTATAAAACAACGAATTAGTGATAAGTTTTTTTGTGTCAGGAAACTTACCAAACCCCGGATACACAGCCCATCCCACATTTCGTGTATCGCGGATGCTGGATTCTCAGCCTAGGCTAAGGTGGGCCAGCAGTTACTTACAGAGCGTAACGATCACTCATTACAGTCTTAAGCATGATGCCTTCTGGAGTGAACTGATCCAAGTCAGCGGCTAGCAAGCTAGTCATTATACTTGGGCTAAATCCACTTACCAAAGCCGCACCACTCTTGTCGGACGCAACAGGCACGTTATCTGAACTGTTTAGGTTCCAGAAAACAATCTGTGGCATGCTGTAGCCATAGGCTTCGAACTTGCGTTCGATCATTTCCATTGCGCTGTCGTCGTGCTTGGCGCATTGGTTGAACTGCATGTCACTCAAGATCAACAACATGGCTGGCATGTCGCTGGCTGGTACATTACCCTTAACCGCAACGTCTAGGATCTTGTCCATAGCCGCATTTAGGTTAGTGCTCATGTCCCAGTTGCTCTTGCTCATTTGTGCCACCTTGTCAACAATGTTACCCTTTAGAGTAACAAGTTGTGGCTTGCTGGAGAAAGTCAAGAATGTGTCCTTGAACACGCCCTTGTTCTTGTCTGCTAGGTACAAGCCCAAGCTGATTGAAACATCCATACAAGTCACACTAGTGTTCTTTCCTGCTGGGCAAGACATAGAACCGCTAACGTCTACGATTGGCATGATGCTGGCATCTCCAACGTAGTTAGGCAGGCTGTCCCATTGAGCAATCAAATGATTGATTTCTGTCTTGTCTAAAATTGCACGTTGGTAACTTCCAATCACTCCCTTCAACACGTCATGTGGGAAGATTGCGCTGGCGTTAACCTTAACAGTCTTATCACCTGCCACCAACTTGGCCACATACTCAGCGAATGCCGGTGTGTGACGGCTGAATGCCTTCTTGTAGTTGCGTGACGCAACACTAGGCACGTGACTGAAGTTGATGTTGTCCCAATCTCCTGCACACATTTGGGTTTCAACAACTGTGGTCATTGACACCAATGACTTGCGGTACTGCTTTGGAGACATTCCGAAGAATGCTCGTACTTCAGCCGCGATCTTGCCCTTACGAGGAGTCCACTTTGCGGCCAGGCCGTTCTTGGCACGTAGGGCATCGCCCAACATGGTGTAAGCGGCTGACTTCAGAACTGGGTCTTGGAACACAAAGATGTCATCCCAACGACCTACTTCTGGGATCTTCTTTAGAAGAGCCAAAGCGGCGTCTGGATCACGCTTTTCTAGATGTACTAGAATGTCGCGGAACAGTTGACGTTCACCGGCACCACCGCGCACATCACGTGCCCATTGTGCGATGCGTAGTGCTACATCAGAGTTTTCCACGTAAGCCGCGGTGAACTCACGAGTGATGTCCTTGCCACGGCTTGCACCGATGTTGTAAAACAAGTCAACACAAGCTGATGCTGTGCTCTTACGTGCCTTCATACCGTTAGCGGTACGGGCTTCTTGGTTTGCTACTGCTGTTACAAATGCGTTCATTTCAATTACCTTTACAGAATGTATTTTTCTTTTTACCAAAAAATTTAATGTTGCTGTTAACATTCTAAATTTAACAGGATGATCGTGCCAATTTGTTTA